TTTTCTTCATTCAATTCATCAAATCTCATATTGTATATTATCTAACTGTTAATGTAGTTGTTCCAAGTCCAACGGCAGTTACTCCATCTTTTTGTAAAGAAAGATAAGTTCCAGCACCGCCTATTTGACGAATGATGTCAGAAGTAAAGGAGCTAATGATACCAACGCCAGTTGCACCATCAGTACCAACACCAATAAATCCTCTACTCATATCAATAAACAACTTTGTAGCATTTGTTCTTGTGCTAAATGTAACTCCAAGTCCTGCAGTAATTGTTGAAGAAATTGTACTTGCAGTTCCAATTTGAACAGAAGTAGTTCCAACAGCAACAACAGAAACATTTGTAAGTTTACCTGCTACTGTAAGTGAACTTCCAATAGAAACACCCGTTACTGAGTCAACAAAGATATTAGTTCCACCAATCGCAACAGTTTGTCCTGTCGTAGTTACTGATGTTGTGAATGGAACGTTTGCAGTCAAAACAGTACTTGGTGAAGTAAAGGCAAATGCTACTCTATTTGTAATCTGTCCGTTATAATTTGTAAAAACAGTCAATCCATTGACATTTACATAATTAACAACTGGTGCTCCAGGTGTAACTGATGCTGCTGTCCCAACAATTGCAGTGCTTTCATTTGCATTATTAGCATCAAAGGTACGAATTCTAACTGTTGCTCCGGCAGAAACATAAACCAGTTCATTATAAACAAGATGAACATATCCAGTAGTATTAGTAGCAATACCGGTAGTTCCGCCACCACCAACAGAGATTGGTGATGCCTTGTTTGGATCTTCGAAGAAAACTGCTACTGGAGTAGAATTTCCGTGTCCTGTACTATTAGAACCACTACCAGCAGTATTCAGACCAGCAACAGGAACTAAAACCTCATCATAATACCTGGTGCTAATTCCAGAGTTTTCAGAACTCTTGTAGTGTCTGTGTATCCATCCTCGACCATCAGCAAAAACATTATGCCCTGTAATGTTTTTGTCAACGATGTGCATAAACTTTGGAATGTTATAATTATTTGCCGCAGTTTCGGTTGTTGTTGAAATGCCCCAGAGTGCCATTCTTTTCTTCCGTAAGTTTTCCTAAAAGTATTTATAAAAAATGGGGAGTTATTTACTCCCCAGTAAATCTATTTTATATTTAGTGAATTTTTTGAAAAATTCACTATAATTTAATAAATTGAGTTTTTTTATAATTACTCTCAAGGAGTAATGTCTTTTGCGCCTTTTGCTTTCAAAGCATTTTGTGCCTGAATAATGATAAGTGAAAGAATACCGTTAGCCTTGACTTTTGGATTTGCTCCAAGTGCTTCCGAAACTGCAAATAATACAGTTGCTAAAAGTGCTTGATTAGCTGATACCCATGCCCATACGATTGCGACTGACATAATAACCTCTAGGTGAAATGTTCCTATTTTATTTATCTATTTTACCACAATTTAACAATTCCACTTTCTTAATGCTAATGCCTTTCTGGTTGGGCGACCTTTTTCGTCTTTCATAGGTCCAGGCATTCCTCCCATACGAGCACAAAAAGACTTTCTACGATTTGCTGCTTTACTACCTTTTTTAAGTTTTGATGGTGGAGTAGTCACAGCAAGAGAGAGTTTTGAACCAGGATTTTCTTTACGATAAGACGCAATTCCTTTTGCATTTAATCCACCTTCTGGATTCTTTCCCTCCTTTCTTTGCCAAGCAGCAGATTCTTCATTTACCTTTTTATCTTCTGGATTGATAATGATTGTATTTTTTCCTTTCATCACATCTATAATTTTTTCTTTTTTTCCTTTATCTTTTTCGTCTACTTCAATTAAAAGTTCTTCTCTCCAATTAGAATAACTTTCCATACGTTGAGTAATTAATCCTGCTTTAATTGCTGGATTATTTCTTGCTCTTTGTCCAAGTGTTTGCTTTTTAGCACCACGACCACCAGTACCTCCAGATGGAGGAAGTCTTTTTGTAGATGGAACAAGTAATTTTGGTTGTTCTTGTGATTTTTCTGTTTTAGCAGTTGGTGCTTCGGGTGAAGGATTTTCTTTTTTTTCAGTTTTTCCAGGTGGTCTTCCAGCTGCTTTTCTTTCTCTTTTTTCTTGTTGTTTCTCCTTTGCTTTTGTTTCTGCTTTTTTTCTTGCTGCTAATGCTCTTATACCGTGAAATACAGCACCACCAACTCCAACAGCAGTAGAACCAACATTTCCCATAAGTTTAGAATATGCCGTGCCTTCCTTATCTTTGTCCGAAATAGTTTGGGTTTGAATTCCTTTAAGTGACGCCTTTGCTTGATCTAAAGGTCCTTGGACATTTTTTTCTTTCGCTCTTTCAATTTGTGCTTTTTTTTGTGCTTCGTATTTGTCCTTTTTAAATGCAAGTTGTTTTTCCAAATAATCCTGATAAGAAGATTTGCCTTTTGTTATTTTTTCTGCTTTATTTTTATTTCTTTCATCTCGTAATGCTGCTTCTCCTGCTCTTTTAATTTCAGTAGCACTTGCTTCTTGTATAACTTCCTTCCAAGTTCTCATTTTACTTTTGCTGCTTTATTGATATTTATATTTTTCTTTGGTATTGTTTCTTTAATCTCTACATCCGTAAAAGAAACTACTGGTTGGCCTGGTGTAATTGATTGTGCGTGTGCTCGGTAAGAGCAAGTTCCAACTTCATATACTTCTCTCAAATCTTTTAACCAACTCTTAAACATTACACCTTCTTTCGTTACGCAAATTAAATGATTTGCACCACGACGAAGTATTCTTCCAATCAATCCAGTATTTTGATTTTCGACTAATGCTCCAACATCAAAAAGACCATTATTTTTATAATCTTGCCTCAATCCGCTAATATCCAATTCTGGTGCAATTTTCCAAAGTTGTGTATTTTCTGTTACCTTAATTGATTTTGATAAAGTATTAAACATTTCTTGTTTTTCGCCCATCTTCATAGATGGTGGCAATCCAGCAGAAAACTTTTCATAATCACCAAGTGCAGCAGCAGTTCTCATCATTGACGAAGAACCAGCAGTTTCTACATCACTATCAGGGTCCTTTACACCAGACGAAACTACTTCGATATTATTGAACTGATAATTTTGACCTTCACCTTTATGTGCTAAACTTTGAAATTCTCCAAGTCTATCTTGCCCTGTTACAATTACTACATCAGTATAACCATCATTATAAACAGAACTTAAAACATCAAAAATAGTTTTAATATTATCACTATCTACAATATAATCTGCATACTTGGAGAACATAGATTTCATATATGAAATCTTTAATTGTGGATTGAGTGGATTTAAATCTCCATCCTGAATACGACTTGGATAGATACGATATTCATATTTTTTTCTTATTGATTGATTATAACCTGCTGCTAATAATGCTTCGTGATTTTTGGATGGAGGATTAAATCTACCAAGTAAAATTACAATCCCATTTGGTTGCTCCTCTTGGGTTTCCTGCTGTCCTACTTGTCCTTGTTGTGTTGTAGGTGTTGCTTGTTGTGTTGATACTTTTTGTTTTACTGATACTTCTGGTTGTTGTTTTTTCTCACCTTGTCCAAAATATTTTAACTTTCCGCCAACTGTTTTTGCTATTAACTTCCCTTGCTTATCAAACCAATCCCCGTGTCCATCACCCACAAGACCTCTATTCTTTGCTTCAGTAGATGCAAGGGTTTCTGTGGCTTCTTTGATGAATTGGACAAATGTCTTCATTTATACTAGGTTTTCTAGTTATTTATCTTATCTTTTTTTGTCTTCTAATTTTGTGGGTTTTCTTTTATTTGTTTTTGCTTTTTCTCTTTCTTCAATTTCTCTGTTTATTGTATTTTCTAATTCTTCATCTTCTTTTTTTTGTTGTCTTTGAGTAGCAATTTGTTGCATTAGTTCTTGTTTACGATTTTCGCTTTTTGCTCTTAGTGCTGCAAGATTTTCTGCTGCATTCTCTAAAAATATTTTAAAAGTTTTCATATAAAAAAATATCCTACTCTACCTTATTTTCTTATATTTATAAAAAAAAACTCTCCCCAAAAGAGGAGAGAGTGTATGTTTTACAAATCCCCCTCTACTCTATTTTCACTACGATGAATATCAAAAGTTCCTTCTGGATATCTTGCTGATAGTTTTTGGTAATTAATTTCCATCAATTCTTCAAAAGTAGTATCAAGAGCAATGCAAAGTTGAGACATATACCAGAGAATATCTCCTGCCTCTTTTTTCATATGGATGATATTTTCTTCATTATATGGCTTTCCTTGCAAGAATATTTTTTTTATAATTTCTACAAGTTCTCCTGCCTCGGCACTCACTCCAAATGCAGCAGTCATAAGACGAGGGACATCTGCATCTCCAATTTCCAATTCAGTTAGACGAGAAAGCAAAGAAGGAAAATCACTACTTGCTTTACTTGTAGTTTCACGAACGAACTCAATATATTTTTTTGTATCAATAACTTGGGTCATATTAGAATTTAAATCCCTCAAATGATTTTTTAGGTTTCTTTTCTTCATCATTATACTCTTCATCTTTACCAGCGTCAAGTATACCATCTTGAGCGTTTTGTTCTACATCATAAAGTTTCATCTTTGCTCTATCTATTCCAACAACAAATCTTTTATTGGATGTTGGGTCATTATATCTGTTCTTAAGTTGCTTTACCATAATCTGTCCCAATTGTTCTAATTCTTCGGTAGAAATCAAAGCAAACATAAGGTCAGCAGTCGCAGGAAGACCAAAAGACTCACTAGTATCAGTCAAATCTGGATCAGAATTTGTAGAACCACTACGAGTAGTTTGTGTTGCACTAAAAATAGGAACATTCATTTCTACCGCAAGCCCTCTTAATTCTTCAGCAATTGATTTAATATAAGAATAAGAATTAACCGAAAGATTACCTTTATATCTTGAAGAAGCACAAATATTTAAATAATCAATAAAAATAATATCAGGACGAAATGATTTTTTCAATTGCAGTTCATTTAATAATGCTCTAAAATGTCCCGAATGTGCTGAAGCAGTTGGATATTCTTTAATGATTAAAGTTCCTTGTGTTTTCTTTGCAATAGCATTTACTTTACTTTCAAACATTATTTTTGGAAGTGTTTCAATATCTTTGATATTAATATTTAAAAGATTTGCATCAATACGTTCGGCAATCTTTTCTTCTGACATTTCAAGAGTTATATAAAGAACATTCTTTCCTTGTAAAAGAACAGAAGCAGCAACGTGGCACATAAACAAAGATTTGCCAACACCAGTTCCGGCAAGAGCGATATTGAGTGTTTTATTTGGTATACCACCTTTGGTAATCTTATTGAAAAAATCTAAATCAAATGGTATTTTTTCTTGTTTTTTGTGATAAAAATCATAACGTTTCTCAAAATCATTTAGATAATCGTGCCCAACATTATTATCAAAACCAACTGCTAATGCTTCTTGAAGAATACTTGGAATTGCATCTCTGTTTTTCTTTTCATCTTGACCATCAGCAATTTTGATACTTTCCATCAAAGCAAGATAAATTGCTCTATCACGACACCATTTTTCGGTAGTATCAGTTACCCATTCTAAATCTGCGTGTCCATCATCAAGTTTTGAAACATAATCACAAATAGTTTTGTAAGTATCCTCTGTAATATCTGTTCTTTTTTCAGTTTCAATTAAAAGAACTTCTTTAGTAGCAAGTTCTTCATAAGCAACAATAAACTTACAAATCTCTTCAAAAACTACTTTCTCGTGAAGGTTTTCAAAATACTCCGTTTTAATAAAAGGCAATACTTTTCTGCAATATTCATTATTAAAAAGAAGATTGCGAAGAATAGTAGTTTCAATTTTTTCCATTACTTATAATGTAAATACGTACTAATAATATATTTTGGCGAACTAATTGGAATTAGTCCAGAATGTGGAAACATCCAAAGTGGAGGAAAAACCAGAAGATTTCCTTTCTTTGGATTGACCATCATATTTAAAAATTTTGTTTCTCCTCCTTCTTCGACATCATTAAGATACCACATAAAAGATAAAAATCTTCTTGCGGTTTCATAATCAACCACATCTACGTGAGTATCAAACTCATCATTTCCATCATCATTATAACGTTTAATTCGAAATTGCTCAAATGCGTGTTCTTTTGGAAAAACTCTTCTGTCTACCATTTCGTAATATTCGTTGCGATATTGAAATGTTTTTTGAATAAGATGATTGTGAACTTGCTCAATCTCTTTTGTTAATTTACAATTTTCTGTAAGATTAAATTGAGTAAAGTTTGGTTTTCTTTCATTTTCTATACGTTCTTGTTTATTTGAATGTTCTTCGAACATATCAATCAAAAAATCACATACATTTTCTTCTAATGCATTCTCATATACTTGAACTAATCCATTAAGAGCTTCCATAAGAATATTCTTTTTGTGCAGTTTCGTCAAGTGCTTGCATTACTTCTGGAGTAAAATACTTGTCTACATCTTTTAATATATCTTTACCATAGATTTTTTTACCACCAATCTCATAACGTCCTGCGACATTTTTCCACAATCCACCAATCTCACCAAGTTCAAGTAATCCATAATACTTATCAAGTCCACGTTCATCATAAAATAACCGAATTTCAACTTGTTTGTTTTCTTTACTTAATCTTGATTTCTTTGTTGTTGCTTTGATAATATTTCCTATAACTTCTGTTCCATCTTTTTCTTTTGACTTTGATAAGTATACGATTGTAGATGATGCATATTGCAATCCAGATCCACCTGACATTTGCTTACCACCATAAAGACTCATA